AGAGGTCATAAAGCAAAACAGTTGCTTGATGAACCTTTGCTAAAAGAGGCTTTTGAAAAACTAGAGGCTCTTTATAAAGATGAAATATTTTTAACTAAAGTTGATGAAGTCGCTGAACGCACAAACATCTATTTATGTTATAACACTTTGACAACTGTAAAAGCACACCTGCAAGAGATAATGCAGACTGGTGAATTAGCAGAACAAAGTAAACAAGCACCCAAAGTATTCTAGGTCAACCCATTAGGGAACTGAGGAATCTAGCAAACACTAATGTTTGTTAGCATACGAAAGGACTATCATGGAAAATGATGGCTCATTAGAAAGCACTGCAAACGAGATTGTAGGCCTATTAAATCAAAGTGGAGTTGCAAACAACGAACTTGACAAGATAGGTGAAACACCTCAAGTGCAAAACTCTGAACAACAGGTCGCAGAGGCAGAACAAGAACAACCAAACACTGGACAACCGAATGACTCGGATTTAGCAGTAGTTGATGAAAGTCTTGCTGAAAGTGAACAGTTATCTGATGTTGAACAGACAGAACAACCTACGCAAGAAACATCTGAACAAGAACCAGAACCAACTTATACAGTCAAGGTTCAAGGTCAAGAATATGATGTCAGTCTTGATGAATTAAAGGCAGGTTATAGTAGAGATAACGATTATAGAATTAAGACTGAAACACTAGCGATTGAAAGAAATCAGTTCAAAGAAGAACAAGCTAAACAACAAGAAGTCTTATCTGAAAAATTGGCACAACTAGAACAAATGCAACAATACGCAAGACAACAACTGCAAATTGACGCAAAAGGTTTAGACGAGTTAATGCAATCTGACCCAGTTGAGGGTATGCGAAAGCGACACGAACTGGAAACGAGGGCAAGACAAATACATCAACAAAATGCTTACATTGAACAACAAAAAAATGATGAGCATAAAAAGTTCATACAAGAAGAACAAAAAAAAATGTATTTATCAATCCCAGAGTTAAAGAACCCAGAGACTCGTGATGGTTTTAACAAAGACTTAGTAAATTATTTGCAAGAATTAGATTTCTCGCAAGATGAAATAAGTCAAGTGAACGACCATAGGTATGTCAAGTTAATTGCTGATGGCATGAAATATAGAGCCTTACAAAAACGTAAGCCTCAACTGAAACAAAAAGTTGCAGGTGCAACACCAGTATTAAAAGGTGGTGTTGTTGCGAGTAAAGAAACTAAAAATGCTAAAGCAAAACAAGATAAGATGGCAAGGTTTAAAAAGACTGGTTCTATCGAAGACGCAACTGACATTTTAAAAGGCTTGTTTGAGTAATAATTCTTTTTTTTAAACTTAATAAAGAGAGGAATAACCGACATGGCTATAACTACAAATGCTGTCAATACGTTCCAAATTAATGCAGGTTTAAAAGACGATTTATCAGAGACTATCTCTAACATATCGCCTTTTGATACCCCATTTTTGAGTTCATTGGCAAAATCAAAAGCTACTTCTACTAAAATGGAATGGCTAAAAGACGCACTGGATTCACCAGTTGCAACAAACAAACAGTTAGAGGGTGAGAATTACACTGCTACTGCACAAACTGACATGACAAGACTTGACAATATGTGTCAAATCTCTGCAAAGGCTTTTGCTGTATCTGGTACGCAAGACGCAACAGACCATGCAGGAATGTCAACGTACAGTGCTTACGTTCTAGCAAAATCTGGTAAGGCTTTAAGAACTGACCAAGAAACATCTTTGTTTCAAAATGGTGCTAAAGCTACTGGAAACACTACAACTGCAAGAGCATTAGCAGGAGTCAATTCTTGGATTTCTACTAATACATCTAAAGGTACTGGTGGTGCTGACGCAAACGGAACTGGCGCAAATGCTAGAACTGACGCAAGTACATCTAACAGACGTGCCTTAACAGAGGATATGCTTAAAGCAGTAGTAAAATCTGTATGGGATAATGGTGGTGACGCAACAAAAATTTATTGTGGCTCATTCAACAAACAAAAAATCTCATCAGCATTTACTGGTGGTGCAACAATCCAAGCAGACGCAAAAGATAAGACTCTACATACATCAATTTCAGTTTATGAAAGTGATTTTGGGTCTTTATCTATTACACCTGCAAGACACATGAGAACTAGAGACTTATTAGTTCTTGACCCATCTTTATGGGGTCTTGGAGTGCTTAGAGATTATGCAGTCGATAAGCTCGCAAAAATTTCAGACAGTACAAGCTACCTATTAACAACTGAGTACACACTAATGTGTAAAAACCCAGTTGGTAATGGTGGAGTGTTTGATTTAACAGACGCATAAACAATAATAGTGGGGTGGCTTATAGCCACCCTGCTATCTTTAGGAATTTTAAATTTTATGGAATATAGAGATAAAAAAACTGACAAAATGTCAACGTCAGCAACATCATCACAATCACCTGCGATTGCAGAGGGTATTATGGTAGTGCGTATTATAACTACTGTTGACTCACATTATGCAATAGGGGTCAACCCAACTGCTACTGACTCTGACGCATTTATACCTGCAAAGACTGAGTTTTTTGTTGGAATATCATCTGGTGAGAAAGTTGCAGTTAGAACTGTAACTGGTGGTGGCACTGCTTTCATAACATCATTAACGAGGTAATTATTATGGCAATAGGTGGCTATCCAACAGCATTTAAACTAGGCAATACTAGAACTGTATCAGTAGGTTCAAGTTCAGCACAATCATCAGCATTAGATAACAATATGTGTTATTACAGAGTGATTTCATCATGTGATGTTCATATTGAAATAGGTGAGAACCCTACTGCAACAACTGGTAGTGCATTGTTACCTGCATATACGATTGAATATTTTTACATACCAGAGAGTATGAAAATTGCAGTGTTAAAATTTGCAACGCAAACTGGCACTTGCTACATAACAGATTGTACTAGATAGATGTTAGGTGGCAGATTAACCCAACGTAAAAATGTACGTTCACCTGCAAGGTATAGAAGTAGACGAGTAGATGTCAGTGGATTTAATTTGCAAGGTGATGATGGCTCTGGTGGTGGCTTTAACATTTTAATACAAGAAACTGGTGATAACGTAGTTTTAGAGTCTGGTCGTACTTATGAACTAGATACTGGTGAACCGATTGTATCGTAATGGCTCAAGATGGAATACACCTACCCTCTAAAAAATTTAGAGATAATTACTCAAGTATTTTTAGAAAAAAAACAACTAAGAAAAAAACTAAAGTAAAAAACAAATTGAAAGAGCAATGGTCAAATGTCTAAACGCAAGGCATTTAATTATTCTCAACATATTAGGATTGCAAAGAGAACATCAATAGGCAATCCAAACAAAACTAAATTAAAAACAAGTTCAATGAATAAACACAAAAGATTAAATAAAGGACTCTAAATGGCAGATAAAAAAATTAGTCAGATGACTGCAATGACCTCTGGTCAAATTGCAAGTAACGACAACATAGTTATAGCTGACACGTCAGAAAATCATACTAAACGTGCAGAGATTTCTGAACTAGCAAGTTTCTTTGGTATAAACCCAGAGGGTCAACGTGATACAGTGGGTGCAATGTTTAATGCAGGTACACATAGTGGTGTGACTGTAACTTATGATGACCCCAACGATAATATCAGCATTGTACTAAATGGCAGTGTAACTGACGCAGAGTTAGGACACTTAAATGGTGTTACCTCTGACATACAAACTCAATTTAATGGCAAAGCAGGTTTATCTAGCCCTGCATTTACTGGCAACCCAACTGCACCTACTCAGAGTGCAAATGACAATTCAACAAAATTAGCAAATACACAATATGTTCAATCAGAATTAACTGCATACGCAAGTGATACTGCAACGTTTACAAATAAAAGTGGTGATATTTCTCAATGGACTAATGATAGTGGTTATGTAACACCATCATCAACGTCAACTTTCACAAACAAATCTGGTTCTATATCTCAATGGACAAATAACAGTGGCTATATTACTGCAACCAGTTCTGATACATTAAATAACAAAACTATTTCTGGTTCTAACAACACAATAAGCAACGTGCCTTATTCAGCTATATCTGGTTTTGTTGATACCGATATTACAAGTGTTTCTGGTTCAGATGATACAGTGGCAAGTGCAAAAGCTATAAAAACTTACGTTGACTCACAAATTACTGGGATTAATGAACTGAGTGAGGCAACTGACGCAAATATTTCTAGTCCGTCAGCAGGACAAATCTTAGTTTATGATGGAACAAATAGTTGGGATAATCAAACAACAACAGTTGCATTAACTGGTGCTGTAACTGGAACTGCTAACATGAACGCAAGTGGTGATGTTTCTGTTGCAACAACTATTGCAAGTCCAACAATTACTATTAATGGTGTTGCGTGTACTTTAGGTTCATCTGCAACTATACCATCTGTATTATCTGGTGGTGGCACATTTACTGGTGAAGTACACCTTAACGATAATGTTAAATTATCTTTAGGTGGTGCAAGTGGTAGTGGCGATTTACAAATTTACCATGACACCAATCATTCTTATATTCAAGATACTGGAACTGGTTATTTAAGAATACTTGGTTCAGATATGAGAATATCTAACGCAGATAATACTAAAGATTATATAACAATGACTGATGGTGGTGCAGTAAAAATAGCCAATAATGGAATAGTCAAAGTCGAAACAAATGCTACAGGAATTGATGTTAGTGGAAATATAATTTTAGATGGTACAGTAGATGGTAGAGATGTTGCAACTGATGGCACAAAACTTGATGGCATTAGTGCAGGTGCAGAGGTTAATGTTAATGCTGACTGGAACTCATCAAGTGGTGACAGTCAAATTCTAAACAAACCATCTCTATCAACTGTTGCTACATCTGGTTCTTATAATGACTTGTCAAACAAACCAACTATTCCAACAAACAATAACCAATTAACTAATGGTGCAGGATATATTACATCTGCTACTGATAATACCAAACTACCACTAGCAGGTGGTACTTTGACTGGTGATTTAGCATTTGGTGATAGTATTCAAGCAAAGTTTGGAGCAAGTGAAGATTTAAAGATTTTCCATGATGGTAACCATTCATATATTCGTGATTCTGGTACTGGTGATTTAATAATAAGAGGAACGGAAGTTAGACTTAAATCAAATGTAGATAATGATGATATGATTACTTGCATTGAAAATGGTGCGACAAATCTTTTTTATAGTAATGCTAAGAAATTAGAAACTACAAGTGGTGGTATTTCTGTAACTGGTACAATAACAGCTTCATCAAACATAACAGCTTATTCAAGTAAGAAATTAAAATCAGATATTGAAACAATAGACAATGCTTTAGACAAAGTATCTCAAATGCGAGGTGTTACATTTACAAAAGATAACGAAAAAAGTTCTGGTGTAATTGCCGAAGAACTTGAAGAAGTTGCACCAGAGTTAGTTATTGATGGTGAATATAAATCTGTTGCTTATGGAAATATTGTTGGTTATCTCATTGAGGCAATCAAAGATTTAAAAAATGAAGTTGAGGAATTAAAAACAAAAAAACTTTGTAAGTGTGAGGATTAAAATATGGCTTTGCAAACATCTGGTGCAATATCTTTGTCTAATATCGCAGGGGAATTTGGTGGAAGTACACCCCACTCAATAAATGAATATTATAGAGGTGGTTCTAATGTTCCTAATACAACAGTAAACAATTCAATACCGACAAGTGGTCAAATTCAATTTGATGATTTTTATGGTGGTGCGTCTGCAACTGCTGATAATAATTTTAGTTTTACAGTCCAAACTTATACTGTAGGTAGTGGAAAAAATGTTTTTACTGTTCGAGGTGCAAATGGAAGTATGTCAGATGGTGCAGTCACTACAAATAATTTAAACTCTTATACAATTACTGATTGTTCTATAAGCACACTCGGTCTAAGTGGTATAGAAGTAGATTTTAGTGGAAGTGGCAATGGATATAATATTTATACTACTGGTAATGTTAGAGGTATGACTGTTGGTGGTACTACCTATTCTTTTCTAGCACCAAGTTCTGGTGCTAACAGCTTAGTTTTAGAAAATACAACAGCAGGTGGTGGAACTGCCTTTGATTTAGCAACAGCACAAATAAATTATATGACATCACAAGTTGGTAATTCAGTTACTTTTACTCTTACATATTAACATGGAATATAAATATAAAACTTACACTAAAGTTTATGAAAAAGATGTTTGTAAACACTTAGAGAATGACGAAGAAAAAATAGAAGATTTAATGATTACTTATTGGACACCATTAAATTTTGAGGGCGAGTCTTTTAATTATTTATTAAGAAATAATCATGTTGCTACAGTTCCAATGCACAATACGTTTTTTAAAACTGTAGAAAGAGAATGGATTACTAATTTAGGATTTAGTGAACAATATTTTTTTGAAGAAATTTCTAAAGAAACAAAAGATGACGAGACAATTATTATTAATAACTTAGTCAAACTTGATTTAGGAAAAAAACAAGAAATAGATAGAGATACACTTATTAAAAAACATGATGAAGAAGAAACTGAGGTAACAGATATATAATGAGATACGATTTTAACGCAATTAAAAAACATTATTTTAATGAATCAGAAATTACAATAAATTCTGGTAATAAATTTGATTTAATACAACGAATTAATTTAAGTGATAATGTTGATGGTGATAATTTAACTTACGATACACAAAGTTCTAAAATTTTTAAAACACCCAACAATTTAATATTGTTAAAAGGTTCTGTTGAATACAAACAATATTGGGATAATGATGGTGATATTACAACTGCTGATATAGATAGATATAAAGATTTAACAAGTAATGATAAAATACGTTCTGGTAATTATAATCAAACGTCAACACCAGACGCAATCGCAAATAAAGAATTAATTACAACTTATAATTTTGGTGCTGATTATGATGAATTTAGCCCTAAAGCAAATGGTTGGGCATTAGCAACAAAAACCGACATCATGGCTAAAGAAGATGATACTAGGTTGTTTTGTTTTATATCTGATAAACCCTATGATTTAAAAATTATTGACATTAATGTTGGTGAAACAAAAACAATAAATAAATCTGATGGCGATAATTACCTTTTATTTTCTGCTGATTGTTCAATAGCAAGTTCTAACATAGAACAAAACGAATTAAGACAATTAAAAAGCATTTCAGTTTCAATAAAAAATGAAAGCGACATACCTGCAAGAATTATAAAATTAGTAATCTAATGTGGAATTTATATAAAATTGGAAAGTCATTAAATGACATTGTTCAGATATACAATAAATCTGAGGAACAAATGGAAGAAGATAAACTCGGTATTCCAGTCACAACATTATATAGAGAAATGCAATTTCCATTTGGTTTGATGATGATGAATAAAGCTACTCAAACAACTTTAGGTCAAGATGTTGTATGGGGTAGAAAACACAACGATAAAGAGTACGTTGAAAAAACAGTTTTACCTAAGTTAATGGATATGGATTATTTATCATCTTTACCATCTAATACAGTCGGTGCAGAATATTATAAAATTGTACGCAATCTTGGACTTGAAGTTTTATACAACCAAAGATTTAAAGATGACGAAGTGAAATCTCGTCTTGATGTTGTAAGAACAAACTTATCACGTCATGTAGTAATTACACATGATATTTTACATACCTTGTTTAAATACAATACTCATGCTTTAGGTGAGGGTTTAATACAAGAAGTAACTGGACACCTTTTAGATTACAAACCATCACAAATAATTGGTTTTGTTGTTATGTTGTCAGTAGCAAAAAAAACTGGTGATTACAGAGGTGTTTGGAAAGTTTACAAAGAGTGTAAAGCAAATCTAAAAAAATGTAAAAAAGAATTAGGAATACATAGCCCATTAGATTTTATAGAAAGTGATTTAGAAGAAGTTAGAAAAAAATTTAATATTGGTGAAGTGCCTATCTATGAGGCATTTGAAAAAAGATACCATAATCATTTAGCACCTTACTCATGCAGACAAATTGAAAAATGGGATTATTACAATGCGTGGCAACACCCACTACATAAAGATAAAAAAGAAGATAACATAAAACAAATATGAAATGGAATTTTCCTCTACTAAGAAAATTAATTAACTTTCACAAAAATTACGGATTAACTAATACAATTTTATTTGTAATATTTGTATTCTTAGGAACTAAAATAATAATTATTAATGGGTTTATATATGTTGCCAATTTTCTATTTGGATTTGGTTGGAAATATGCACCTATTTTAGATTACTTAAATTTTTTAGTTTATTTATGATTGTTAAGGACAATGTTCTTAACTTAAATTACGATTTAACTGAACATTTAAGTTATAAAACTATGCCACAATATAATTACTGGTGTGGTTGGTGGAATGAAGAACCAAGAAATAAAGTTGAAGAAGTTATACAATTATTGTGGCAAGACTATATTGACCCAACTGAATACCCCAATGGTGGTTTTGAATATTGGTCTAGGGTTATAAACTCTGGTGGATTTTTAGAATGGCACCAAGATACTGGTGAGTATTATTATTTTAGTGATAATTATTGGATTTCTGAACAAAGTTTACTTTATTACCCTAAAGTTTCTGCTGATTGTAAAGGTGGGTTTTTAGAAATTGCACCTTACAAAAATAGAAATGGATTAGAAGACTCACAAAAATCTGCAAGGTGTATTGACAATAACGAAATAGAAAGAATTAAAGCAGTAGAAAACAGAATGGTCTTAATTGACTCCGCACAATTACATAGAGTATCAACTATATATCAAGGTACTCGATATAATTTAGCAACTGCATTGTGGAAAGTTACACCAGATTTTTTTAAAGAGCATGAAAACTGGAATTGTGGACATATAACTGACCTAAATAAACCTCAATTAAATTTACAAAAAGTAAATTGGGAATACAAAAATTATAAATAAAAATGGCAAAGACATACGAACATACGCATGATGGTGAAATGGGAACGATTGTTAAAGCAGATGAACAATCACAAACATTAATTGAACACAAATACCAAGATGTTGAAAACATCTTAAAACACAATAAGGCACAAAGAAACGAATTTGGCAGAGGCTACAATAGAGATAAGTCTATGAGAGCCATTGCAGAAATACCAACTATCATTGCATACCAATGGTTGCAAGAAGATGGTTTTATGTTCACCAGTTTAGAGGGTGAAGAACAACACAAATACTTACAACGTAAATTAAATAACCCTAAGTGGGCATATTTAAGAACATCAGAAGGAACTTTTTAAATGGCACTAAACAATTTTGCAAACCTAAAATCCAGTATAGCAAACTGGTTAGGTCGTTCAGATTTAACAAATGAAATTACAGATTTTGTTGCACTAGCTGAACAAGACTTTAACAGTAAATTTGCTAACTCTGGTTATAACAAGATGATTAACCTTTCTACATTAAGTGTTAATGATGAGATAGAGTCATTGCCTAGTGGCTTTTTAGGTGTAGCAAGTATTTATATTGATGGTAGTGAAAAAAACACATTGCAATATGTATCACCAGAAACAGCATTTAGTATGTATGGTGGTTCATTAGTAGGGCAACCAGAGGTTTACACTATTATTGGCGATAACATACATTTCTACCCTATGCCAGATAGCACTTACTCTGTTAAAATGTACTATTATAAAAAATTTGACACATTGGTGAATGACAATGACACTAATGATATATTAACAAATCATGCAGATGTTTATTTGTATGGTTCATTATATTTTTCACATACGTTTATCAGAGGGATTGACCCTACCATTATTCAAGAATGGTTAAGTTTTTATAACAATGGAGTAGAAAGAGTTGTAGCACTAAATCTAAAGAACAAATACAACCAAGACGCACCATTGATTATGAGGTCAACTGTAAACGAGGAATAGTTTATGGCTTATAAGCAATTTATGGACTGGACTCCAGACCACCCAGAGTACAGAAACGAGGGTTTAACAGACGCAAGAAATGTAGTTCCAAGTTTTAAAAGTTATAAACCAACAAAAGGCCTTGCACCAGTCAGTACAAATGCACTAAGCAATAGATGTCAAGGTTTTGCAAGTTTTAAATCATCAGCAGGAAACATAACGTCTTTTGCAGGTGATAGTACAAAACTATATCGTTACCTTGCAAACACATTTACAGATGTTAGTGGTGGTACAACTTTTAGTACACCTGCTGACAATGATTGGCAGTTTACACAATTTGGTAATTATATTATTGCAAGTAATGGTTCTAATGCACCTCAAGTATGGCAATTAGATTCAAGCACTGCATGGGCAAATTTAGGTGGCAGTCCACCAACTTTTTGGCATACAGCAGTTGTTAGAAACTTTGTTGTTAGCGCATGGCAACCAACAAATAGAAATAAAATACACTGGTCAGCTATTGGCAATCATGCAAGTTGGACTATTGGTAATGACCAGTCAGACGAGGAAACACTATTTGATACGTCAGAAATAACTGGAATAGTAGGTGGTGAGTTTGGAATTATACTTTGTGTAAACAAGATATTTCAGCTTAACTTTGTTGGTGGTTCATCAATATTTCAGATAAGAGCCATTGAACAAGAACGAGGTGCTATTGCACATGGTAGTATTCAAACTGTAGGTTCTGAAACTTATTTTTTGTCTCAAGATGGTTTTTGTAAAACTAATGGTGAAAGTACAACTCTTATAGGTGAAAACAAAATAGATAAATGGTTTGATGATAGTTTAGACCAATCTAATATTTTAAGAATTACATCTGGGCATGACCCATTAAATAAATTAATTTTCTGGTCATATCCAACAACTAACTCATCTAATGGCAACCCAGATAGAATATTGTGTTACAATTATTCTGCTGATAGGTGGTCTTATATAGATGTTGCAACACAAAATGTATCTAGTGCATTTACAACTGGTACAACATTAGAGGCACTTGATAACATAAGCACTGACATTGAAACATTTACAGACTCATTTGATAGTAGAATATGGCAGGGTGGAACTTTGTTTTTCTCTGCATTTGATGGCAATAATAAATTTGGTACATTTAGTGGTGATAGTTTAGAGGCAACAATAAGCATAGGTGAACAAGAATATGCAGATGGCAAAAGAACATTTATTACAAACATAAATCCAGTAATAGATGTAGAGCCTAAAGTTGCTAGTGGCACAATTTCAATTACTGGCACAACTATAAATGGTACTGGTACAAAATTTACAACTGAACTAACAGTTGGTGATGTTATAAGAATTAATGATGTATCTAGCCAGTTTAACAATGCTAAGTTCATTGTAGCAACCATAGTTAATGACACACTATGTTCTATTGTAGTTGCACCAGACCAAAATATTTTAAATGTAACTTTCTTAGGGTACACACCTAGTCAAATTAATTTAGTAAGTAGAGAACGTGCAGGTGGTACAGTTAAAGAAAGTGGGTTTACAACTTGCAATGATAATGGTTTAGCCTCATT